GTGGCGTCAAATACATCGCGAATTACAAAAAGTTGATTAATTGGTTTTAATGTAATATTTATATGTAATTCATTGTATTGTAATGATGTTAATGGAAATGCCATTTGAGATTTTAACCCAAACCAACTGTTTAAAGGTATATATAAAATTCGTCCTCGAATAGAAGGTTCAGGTCCTGCTAAATCTCCAGTATTATATGCGTTTGGATAAGAGTTAACCCGAGAATTAGCGTTTGCTGGATCATTTAATTCAGGTACCTGTCCAATCATATTATTAAATAAATTAAGTTTGATAGCATTATAATCACGTTGAACAGATGCTAATAAATAATCCCCTGAATATTCTTGTAATGTATAATTTCCACATGTAATACTTATTTTGGATATCATTTTGGCGCCAATATTATCGATCCATTTAAATTCATATGGCGCCCATTGTTCAATATTTCCTAGACCTTGAGAAGTAGTTTGTAGTGTTATTTGTTGTGGTGGTAATAATGGACTCCAAATATTTGGCAAAGCTATAGATAAATAACAATCCATTAACAAATCAGCGTAACGTTTTACTTTAAATGTAAATGTAGACTCTTCTGAAAGACGTAAAGTTTTTGAACCTTCATAATCTAATCTAAATTTTTGAAGACCAAAATTAGTATATTGATGAAATACCGATTTAAAAAAACTTTTAGTAGGATTTCCATTTAGAACAATATTTTGTTGTCCTTGAGATACAAGTTGCATTAATCCACCTGGCATATGTTATAATATAAAAATATATTTAATTCTTTATTTTATACAATTATACAATTATACAATTATTCATTGTATAAAACAATAAATGAAATAAATTTTTTAGTAGGGTATATATCAATAAAATGATATGTATTCCACCCGCGATTGATAAAATAGGATTTAAGTTCATGTATAACTTTAAAATAATTTGAAAAATGCATTTATAATATAAATATAATATTATTTATATTTTATTTATACATAATATAATATAATATGGAAAACACAAATATAGAAGAAAATATAAAAGAAGTATTTAATAACACGATAACATCAATAAAAAGTTTAAAAGAATCAACTGCGATAGTTTTAATTAGTACAATTACACTTGTTATTATTTTTATCGCATTTTATTTATATTTTTATTATAACGGTTTAAGAAGTAAAAATTGTTCTTTAATGGGTTCTATTTATGGGGATTTAAATGGAAAAATTAAATCGATTGATAATTCAGAACAATTTAATTATACGTTTAAAGATTATTATATTAAAACAGCATATAATTGTTGTAGTGGAGGAAATTATAGAAATAATTATGTAGATTTATGTATTTTAAAAGATTTATTGAAACAAGGGGTAAGAGGTCTTGATTTTGAAATTTATTCAATTAATAATAAACCAGTTATATCTACTTCTACAATTGATAGTTATTATGTTAAAGAAACATTTAATTATATTAATTTTGTAGATGCCATGAATGTAATTCGTGATTACGCATTTTCAACGGCAAATTCTCCTAACTCGCTAGATCCAATTATTATACATCTTCGCATTAAAAGTACAAATCAAGATATGTATAAAAACTTTGCAAAAGTGTTAGAAAGTTATAATTCTATTTTATTAAGTAAAGATTATGATTCAGAATTTTATGGTAAGAATTTTGGAAATGTAGAATTAAAAAAATTAATGGGTAAAGTTGTTATTATTGTCGATAGAAGTAATACGGCATTTTTAGAATGTCCCGAATTTTATAAATTTATTAATATAACAAGTAATTCTGTATTTATGAGAGCACTACATTATTATGATATTAAGTATACACCAGATATGAATGAACTTATAGATTTTAATAAACAAAATATGACAATAGGAATGGCAGATAAAGGTTCTAATCCAGATAATCCAAGTTCTCTTGTTATGAGAGAAATGGGGTGTCAGCTTTTAGGAATGCGATATCAACAAATTGACACTAATATTGAAGAAAATGATATATTTTTTAATGAAAATGGATATGCGTTTGTTTTAAAACCCGAAAAACTACGTTATATTCCTGTTACTATTCCATTACCTCCTCCGCAAAATCCAGAATTATCATACGCTACAAGAACTGTTCAATCAGATTTTTATAAATTTAATATTTAAAAAATTATATATTATATAACTATATTTTATATAGTTATATTATGAAAAATATATGCGATAAAAAAATGACATTTAATGATTGCGAGTTAGCAATATTAAGAGCAGCAATTGATAAAGCAGAAACAAAACAAGGCAGAAAAACGGCAAATTCACTTGAAATTAAAAAAATTATTGAAATAGTTGAACACTTTTTAAGAAAAAAACAATTAATTTGTTATGGTGGAACAGCAATTAATAACATTTTGCCAAAACAAGACCAATTTTATAATAAAGATATTGAAATACCTGATTATGATTTTTATAGTTCAAATGCGTTAAATGATTCTAAAGAATTGGTTGATATTTATATATCAAATGGGTTTCAAGAAGTTGAAGCCAAATCTGGGCAACATCATGGAACATATAAAGTTTTTGTTAATTTTATTCCAGTTGCTGATATAACATTTATACCCAAAGAATTGTTTAATGCGATTAAAAAGGAATCTATTAAAGTTGCTGGTATCTTGTATTCTCCGCCTAACTTACTGCGTATGAATATGTATTTAGAATTATCGAGACCGGCGGGAGATATTAGTCGTTGGGAAAAAGTGTTAAAAAGATTAACATTATTAAATAAGCATTATCCTCTTTCAGCAAAACAATGCTCTACCGTTCAATTTCAACGTCAAATGGCTGATTCACAATATTCCAATAATATTTATGAAAATGTTCAACATACATTAATGGACCAAGGTGTAGTATTTTTTGGAGGTTACGCTTTATCTATGTATTCTCAATATATGCCAAATAATTTAAAACATAAATTGGAAAAAATACCGGACTTTGATGTTCTATCTGAAGAACCTATCCTTACTGCTCAAATTATTAAAGAAAGATTGTCAGATTTAAATGTTAAAAATATAAAAATTATTAAAAGACCGGGAGTTGGTGAAGTAATTGCTCCACATTATGAAATTAAAGTAGGAAAAGATACTATTGTGTTTATTTATCAACCATTGGCATGTCATAGTTATAATATTGTAAAAGATGGTGGATATGATGTTAAAATAGCAACAATAGATACTATGCTTAGTTTTTGGTTAGCATTTTTATATGCGAATAGACCATATTATGATAAAGATCGTATTTTATGTATGTCTAAATATTTATTTGATGTTCAAGAAAAAAATAGACTAGCTCAAAAAGGACTTCTTAGACGCTTTAGCATTAATTGTATGGGTCATCAAGAAACTGTTGAAGAAATGCGCGCTGAAAAGGCAGAAAAATATAATGAATTAAAAGATAAGAAAACTAGTTCTGAATATGAAGAATGGTTTTTACGATATAGACCATTAGATAAGGAAGAAAATAGTGAAGAAAATATTAAAACTAACAAAAATAAAACTAACAAAAATAATAAAACTAATAAAAATAATAAAACTAATAAAAATAAAACTAATAAAAATAATACTAACAAAAATAAAACAAGAAAACAAAAAGGAACATTTTTCAAAAATATGTTTTAAAAGGGTATATTAAAAAAAGTATTTTAATATATTAAATATAAAGTTTATTTAATTCCCAAACCAATTTTAAAATAATTCCAAAAACTTTTGTTGTATTGTAATTTACTAATATTAGTATCTAAAATAATATCAATCCAAGTTAATTTGGTTTTAGATAATGTATCCCGAATTTTACCTACGTATTCTATAAATCCCGCAACCAACAATATAACAATAACATAATAAATACCTATTTCTATCTTATTAATAATTTTAAAATCAGATTGATTTACTTTAAATAAACGAATTTTATATGGAGTATTGAATGTTATCCAATATTTATTATTATCATCTATTTTGTTATTATCAGCATCATGAGAACTAGGTTCTAAATAAAAATCTTTGTTTAATTCAATAAAATAAATAATAAAAATAAATAATATAATTAATGCTGATACTATCATATCTAAACGTGTAACAATTAAAAAACCTATAAAATATATAAAAGAGTGAAATAGTTTTTCAATTGGAGAAGATTTATCTGTGCTAGTTGAAAGATTTACTGAGAAAAACAATAATAAAAAAGCGCTAAATAACTGTATTGGTTTATGTGTGGTAATAGTGTTCATTAGTTTACGGGGAAATAACCCAGTTCCTATATAGTTTGCAATCAATGAAAGATAAAAAATAGACAATAATTTTATAATATCTGCTTGAGTTTCTGTTATATTTAACATATATATATTATATTATATGTTAAAATTTACTAAATTTTTTTACTGTTTTTGATAATAAATAATAAATAAATCCAAATAAGGCACACGTAAAAATTAATCCATTAAGATTATAATTTCCATCTGAGTGACAAAAAAATGGTAAATATTTAAATAAGTTTTTCTTAAAAAAGGGTAATTGAAATAAAAAATATAAAACGGATAATAATAAGGGTACTTGTAATTCATCGTAAAGTGAATCTAATGAATTGTAATTTTTTTCGCTATTATAATAATTATTAATATTATCATTTTCGTCATTAATATAATCTTTTGATAATGGTTGTGGAATATAATTTGGTTGTATTTGTACATCATTTGTTAGTTGTTCAGTATGTAAAGGAATATCTCTACTGGGTAAAGTGGTAGCTCCTGCTAAACTGGCTTGTTGTAATCCATTAACAATTTGACTTATAGTGCTTTGGTCAAGAGTTAATTGAGAGGGTTTTTGTGATATTTCTAAACTAATATTTCCTCCTAAAGACCCACCAGCAGAAGGGTCTGTTGGTAAATCATTTATACTTGTTGTATTAATTTCCGACATATTATATTATCTAAAGATTCAGACATTTTTATATTTACGCAATTTTAATTGTATTTCTATTTTTTTCACATTTAATTGTATTTTTTTCTAATTTATAACATTTATTATCAAATTTATATATTTGGTCTTCTATTTCTTCCATTGGTGGTGCGGATACTATTCTACACTGTTTTCCTTTACATACTGCTCTAAAAAAAGTTGCTAGTCCAATGCCTAATAATATTGACATTATTATTTTACCCGTATTGCTATGAACAAATTTATCCAAATACATTTATATTATGTTAGATAAAATTTTACATCTAAAATAATAGAAAAATGATGTTATACTTGTTCACCCCATATTTTTTTAGTTTTTCCATCATATTCAACCGCAAATTGTTTCTCAATCATCCATTTATTTATATGTAAATCATCAAGATAAACATCTGCTAAAATTCGCCCATATTTTTCATTTTTAACATTTTGTAAAGTAACATTTTTATTCATAATTAATTGTGAAAGAGAATCGCGCGCTAAAATGGCGAGTGCTTTTTCATTTTTATTTTTACTTTTAATTTCTGGTGTATCTATTCCATTTAATCTTACGCTGAATCTAAATAATGATGAGTTTTCATAAGGCATTTTAGACGCAATTGTTATAGTATCACCATCGTATACTTTTATTACATGTCCTGAAGTTATAGGATATGTAAATTCAATAGTATCATTCCAATTAATATTTTCCATTAATAATAATACTACTAATAATCTTTAAATTAAAAGTGTAAATAATATATTTTATTTTTGAATAGGAACCGTTCGAACTGAAAATGGATTAATTGGACAACTTGTTTCAAGTGGTTTGAATTGAAAACATTGTCCAGAAGCATCTTTATATTGATTTTTCATATAATTTTGAGGAGTAGGATAAACATATATATTTTTAAATTCTGGTCCAATAACATAAACAAAAAATAATCCAAGAGCAAAACTAATTAAAAATATGGGCAATGATATATAAGTACTTATCATATATAATTTATAAATATTTTATAAATTATAATTACTTCTAAATTAAAAATCTAAATTAAAAATCTAAAATCTACCTCTATTAAAACTATTTATATTTTGTTCCAAAATAGTTATCAACGAATTTTTAAGCATATCATAATTAGTAACCCCATCTTTTACGGAA